TTTTGTTTTATTTCTATTTATTTTATAATTCAGATCATTAAATAAATCAATTAAATTCTTTTTCGAATGTGTTTTATGAATCATTTTTTTTTTATTAATATATATAATATTTTTTTTATAATTAATTAATATAAAGGATGCCTTACAAATCGGGAAAATTAAAAGGAGAACTAACTGGTGCAGAATTAAGAAAATTAATTCGGGCCCATAATATTCTTGTATCGATTAAAATTCCGAAAGGAACTGATAGAGATGGATTAATTAAATTAATTAATAAATATGGTTATAAGATAGATCATGAAAAAAAAGAAATTATAGCTGGAACAAGACCAAGAAAACCAAACATCACATTAAAACAAGCCGAAAATTTAACAAAGCCGAAACCATTAACAGAAGAACAAAAGAAAAAGAGAGAAGCCAATAAAAAAAAGAAAGAAGAAGAAGTAAAGGAGAGAGAAGGAAAATTAATTAAAGCGGGGGCGGTGCTCGGGCGGGCGAGAGCCCGAAGACAAGGAAAGAAAGCACCACCAAAGCCACCATCTAAACCAGCTAAAAAACTTTCACCATCCATCAATAGGCCACCGCTCAACCCCCGTGAAAAAAAAAGTGTAGATGGATGGGAAAAATATCTTCAATTAATGCGTGATAATAAAAAATTATTAGAAAGTAAAAAATTCTCAAAAGGTAATCCGTTTAGGGATGCTTATGATTATTTTAGGAGGAATCAAGATGTAGTAAGTGAAATAAGTAATTTTGGGCCTAATTGGGGGAAATGGATAGAGTTGTTAGAAAAAGATATAAAAGAAATAAAAGAAGAAAAGCCATCGGCCCCCAAACCGCCACCCGCCCCCAAACCGCCACCAACAAAAAAAGAAGATAAGAAAGATTACAATATTTCTGGATATGGTATTTTTACACCAAATCCAAAACCAGAAAATGAAAAAAAAATAATCGATTTATGGAAAAAGGTTTTATCTCCACAATTAAGAGAGGCTTATAAAAGCGGAGATGATAATAAAAAGAAAAAAGCATATACGAAAGCGGTGGGGATTCTGGCTAAACATGAAAGCAAGAGAAGAAGGGTGAGCGACGCAACAGCGAGGAAGAAAATAAGGGGGTATGGTGGATCGGGGAGATTAATAATAGGTTATGGGGAGAGTAAAAAATTAAAAAAAGTGAGATATGAGGGAGTAGATATTTCGGAATTATTTAAATAATAATTATTCTTTTTGTTCTTCTTTAACATAAGTATTCAATGCGGTTGCTTTACTATGACCCATTATTTTATTATCTTTTTCTAATTCTTTTTTCATGTCTCCATATTTTGAAGATAAATAAATTTTTTCTCAACATAGTTGTTGAAATCGATTTATTCATATATTTTTTAGATGTTTTGATTAATAGTTGACTTAATGCATTGCGGGAAAGAGGTCGGCCCGTTGATGATTTAAATAATATACCCATACCATTCACCCTCAAATAATATCTTAATAATTTTTTTAGATCCGGTGGTATATCTATTTTTAATTCTTCATATTTTTTAGCCGTTTTATATTTATTTAAAACAAAAAATAAATTCGTTTTTTCAATTACTAAATAATTTTTTGATTTCTTTTCATCTTCTGATAATTTATTATATTGTCTTTTTGTTATGGCTTCCATTCCAGCTACATCATTTCGTAGCGGTATTCGTGTATATATATTAAATAATAAATATACTTGAAGGAGTGCTTTTTCTTTTGATGTTAAATTATCCTTTTTTTTCTTTAAATTTAATGATTTAATTTCTTGTCCCATGGTTTCGATCATTTTATTTACTTCACTTATATCAACAAAATTTGGGGCTTGTTTATCAGAAATGGTTCCGGATTTTTGTGTTTCTTGATATTTGTCATTTAAATCATCTCTCATTTTTCCATATTCATTTAATATTTTTGTCAGTTCATCATCTTCGTTAATTGCTGATAATAATACAATTATTGCGTTATAATGATTTCTTTGGCTTGTATCGTGTAAATGATTAATTTTTTCTTTTACTTCATTTGGTTTTGATAAAAATGAAAAATTTTCAGATTCAAATATACTTTTTAATTTATTCAAATTAGTTAAATATTGTTTAATTGTATTTTCTTTTAAATTCGGTCTTTTTTTTTTAATGAATTCAATTGGATTTTCTGCATCTATTTTCATTTTATTATTATAATTATAGATTATTTTTATTTTATTTGAAAAATTAACTTTTTTTTTTGATTTGTTTCTTTTTTTTGAAGAACAACATCTAAAAAACATTATATAAAAAATATAGATAAAATTTATTTTACTGAAAATAACAATCAAAACGACCATCTTTAATAACTGCCGTCTTTTTAAGAGCAAGCCAGACCATAAATTCACGGGGCCCGCCGATGACTTGGCTTGAATAATATAATTCGAGACCTTGATTATTGACTCTCTCGCCTCTCATTAATTTTATCGCATTGAAGAAAAATCCGGATTGAAATGAAAGTTGCTGTTGCCGTCCCTCAATTAGAGATTGAGTAATTGTTGCAAGTCCCTCGTTTCCGTAGAATTGTTTTGAAACTTGGGGGGCGAGGCCTCCCTCGGCGGTCGCCGTGGTTGAATTAATAACAGCCAAATTATTTCTATCAGCAGAGAATTCATAACGATCATTATAATATAAATTAACTTCGACTTCAAGCTCTTTCACGGCACCACCACCGCCAGCCGTCACTGGCGGAGCGATTCCATAATACGCATTAGTCAAAAAAGTATCAGAATTTCCGAGGCCGTCTCCTTGATTTAACATGTAAATTACTTTATCAACTAATCTACCAGCCCCGCCGATATTTTGCCGAATACCGGCATTCAATTCGGCGATCGAAGCTGTTCTTCTATTGGAACGATAATCAACATAATCCAAGACAACACCTCCTTTGCGTTCTTTTGATTCTCTCCATTTATTCATCGTATCTCCGTCATAATAGATAGTATCATAAATCATACGGCATTCATCTTGGACGATGTTATATACTGCTCCCCCAACATTACCATTGGCGACGCATACACGGAGCGAGCCTCCGGCAACATGAGTATTAAGAGCCGTAGCGAAATGTAATTCAATATGAACTTCATCATCAATCATAAACATCGGCAGATCGTATCCCTTGAAAACATCGAATAAATCAGCGAGGTAAATAGAAAATACTGGCGTTTCGGCACGACGATCCGCATTCGTTCCATCAATAAGGGCGAATGGCTGTAATTTTCTTGAATTGCCGACGGCGGGCCGTGTATTGATTTCCATTCCGGTTCTTACTCCATAATGGGGTGCATTATTATTGGGATTGTCTGCGGTAGCGAATACATATTCACCATTTAAATTTATCATTCTACCCGTAATATATTGTTCGCGATCATAATTGTTTTCGGGTGTAATAAAACATGAGCGGTAGGCTTGTAAATAGTTAAAATCTTCCGTCTCTGCGATTGTTTTTTGACCCGCCTTCAAAACACATCGAGAAATTAAAGTATTTACTCCAATATTCAAAGGAAAGAATCCACCATCATTAATGACGCCATCAGCCGGATTAACAGCGAATGAAATTTTAGATTGATGACTTAAAAATCCTTTCTTCTGTAAGGTGAACCTACAAAAATCTTGACTAAATACCACGGGCTCTAAAATATCAGTTTCCACCCTCATTTCATAATTAGAAGGTAGAGTCGAAGGCATTGACAACTCGGGGACATCAAGGAACTCATCATCTGCATCTTTATACTCTGTCTCGTCAACCAAAACATCTTGCTCTTTTATGGAACCACTCATTTTATATATATTTATATATATTTAAAATAAATAAAAAAAAGTTAATAAAAAAAAAACGAATAGAAAAAATTAAAGTAATACATCAACATTATCACCACGGACAACAATACGACGAATATGAAAGACGAAGCAATTCAATAATTTCTCTTTTGTTGGGGCTGTTGTTTCATTATATGATAATTGTAATTGATTCGTTCTATTTCTTAAATCTGCTACACCATCAGAGAGGGCGTAGGCCCGACCTATGACAAAATTACGATTGAAATGATGGAATGAACGGGGAACGATTCTCGCTTGATTCAGTGCTTTATCAAGTTCCGTAATCTGTTGAGCGGAGATGCTTCTACCTTGATTAATTTTTGAAACATTCACGGGACGGCTCGGCGTAAGGCGGTCGTCGATGTTCCACTGATAAGAGGTTAAATAATCTATAATTCCCGTATATCCCGTTCGGTTAGATTGAAGAATCTGATCGCCCAAGAGATTACCGGCACCGACCACGGCTTGCTCTTCAATATAAGTCCCCAGTCCAGCTATTAACTGGGCTGAATTATAAGTTTCAGAATCGACTGCAACCACGCAGATCGATTTTGCCCTTGTATTCGATAATGGTAAATTTATGGTTGCTTGTCGGTTTGAAGCCGTTAATGAATGTTTGTAATTTGTCGTAGATAAGAGATCTAATTCCATCGCTCCACCTTCTCTCATATTACTTAACATTTTCTTCTTTTCCGCTCCGTCAAGTTGTAATGATTGAATTACTAATTCGCAATTAGATACTTCAAAGGTTGCATTATAAGAAGTAATTTGAGCGATGTTGTCCGTTCCATTATCAATAGCAGTTGAATATGCGACGAAGTTATTTGCGGGGTCAGCTCCTACACCCGCCCCCGTAATTGAAACAGAAACACCACCACCGACCGGATTTCTATAAACCTTATCAAGATTGAGACGAACTAATTGAAGGCCAGCAAATGGAGCTACCGCAACAGCCGTATCAATTGAAGCGATGATCGGATGCTCGAAAGGATTGGGACCGGCGTCGTCTTGAATATTAGAAATGACATTCTCATCGTCTATCTGACAAAAATTTACATGTTCTCCAACAACAAACGGACAATTTCCGACTTCTGTCATGTTATTTGATTGATTAAAATAAAGGGTTTGCGTCGTCATGTTTGTATTCGTCCAGTCAGCCCCCGCCGTGTCAGCTCCATAGAAAACGGGATTCTGGGCGGTTCTTCTAAAACGATTTACCGAGTCAAGCTGTTTGATGACACGCTCTGGTGATTCGAGATCCAGTTCGACACGA